GTGCGATAACGCACAAGGTAGTCGCAACTGATCACGCCTGCTGGCTGGTCAGCCTCGACCATCTCGAAGTTAACGCCTTGCGGTTGAATGTCGATGGCATAACCGCCTAGCGTTAGGTCGGCCATCAGCTTGCTGTGAAGGCTTTGAACAGTTGGATCAGCCTGCTGGTCTGGCACTGCACCACGCACAATTACGGCAACCCGTACCGTCAGGCTCCAGTCCAACGTGGGCAGGCTGGTGTTTTGCGCAGCTTGATCATTCAATGGTTCAATCACCAATGCTGGGCTTTCACCACGGCTAAGCGGCTCTACCCTGCTACGGTAAATCCGCGTGCTCACTCCAGTGGTGCCAACCAATGCACTAGCGATAGCAGCCAGAATTGTTTCGCGTTTTGTTGTCATGTTTTCTGAATGCCAAGTTGCACAAACTTGCCATCATCCATTAACATTGTTTCGCGTACTGTATAAGAAACCCCGTCAACAGTAATTGAATCACCACGGATAAGGGTTCCAAAATTTGAGGTTCTAGTTGTCAGCGTGTAATCAGTGGTTAACACCATTCCATCGCTGATTACCTGGCTTGGCATGTCTAGGATGCCATCAGCAGTAGTGGCGCCAGCTGTGCAGCTAACGCCAAAATCTGCCAGGAAGATATTTAGGTCTTCCGTAAACGCCATCAGCCGTACTTCTTGGAACCAAGAGCAACAACCGAAACGGCGCCAGTGCCAGTTCCGCCGCTTACCGTGAAAAGAACGCGAACATAACGACTAAGGTCATTGCTGTTTAAGTAGATCTTTTCTTGGAAAGCGGTGTTGGCAGCAGCAGCAGTGAAGCCGCCGCCAGTGGCGTCACTAAAGTCGCCGCTGGTGGTAGTAGTGCTGGCTTGAATCTTGGCCGTCAAGGTAACGCCAGAACCAGCCGCAGCAGCGTCAATAACAAAGGCAACGTCGCCTTCGTAGTCCAACAGATCAACGTAGGCAGGAGTGCCGGCGCCGGTTGATGCAACGACTGCGTTGTTGTGAAGCTCAAGGAGATCGGTTTTTGATCCCAGGTTGTGAATGGTCATTGTCTAGCCCTCCGTTTGGGCGGTGTTGGTTTGATAGGTTCAGGAATGGAGGCCACCACTGCGGTGGCTGCAACAGCTTTGCCAATGCCGATCAGCATCTTGGCGTCCGAAGGAGAAGCCTCAAGGACTTCCCCAACACGGATCACCGCGCCTGACAGCATTGTTTGCCGTAAGACTTGGATCAACATAATCAGAGGGTATTATTTCCCCTGGAGAAGGATTCGGGATGTCTGATTGCGATATCGCAATCCTGCATTGCTACCACCCGAACAGTGCCGGAGGTGCTGTTGGTGTAGGGGTCCACCAGCAGGTCAAGACCAGAGAAATAACCAATGATCAGGTCGGCAAAGTTGCCAAACCACAGATCGTTGGCGGCCACCTGGTTAGACAGGATGCCCTGATAACCGTTGACCTCGTTGCCGTCCATGACAAACAAGCCGGAGCCTGCGTCTTTTTGCGTGGTCTTCAGGCTGCCGCGCATTGCGGCATTCATCAGATACACGGGGCTGCCAAGCAGTGCGTTGGCAGTTGTCACGTCACTTTCAAGTGCTACCACTTCAGCAAACGTGGGAGCGTTTGCAGCAAAGTCCTCAGTGCCGACGCCAGTGGTCAGCTTGAGGCCAAGGGGCTCGCCGTTGCTGCCGGTGCCGTAAAGGCCCGCAAGGTCGATCCGAAGACCAAGCACGGTGGCAAGGTCGGTGCGGACCATGTTCTCCACGTCGATGGACGACTGGAGCATCAGGCGACGGCTGTAATCGGTGAAGGCTGCAACCGTCTTGGGCGTCAGGCTTACCTGATCCACAGATTGCTGGCTCTCAGAAGGAGCGCCAGACTCAGCTACCCAGTAGCTGGTGCCAGCACCAGACTGCCGGGGGATTGCCAAGTTGCCGACCAGGCCAGTTAGCACGGTGGCGCCAGCTTGATCCAGTGCGGACGCATTGCGTAGCAAATCAATAAAGCTGCCAGCGTCTAGGTCAGTGGCGACCAGGTTGCCGCCAGCAGTGGCGACGCCAACGGTCAGGTCACGACGCAGCACATCCTGAGGGATGGTGATGCCACGGGACTGACGGCCGAGCTTGGCAGCAGCAGCTTCAGATGCTTCGATCTCAAACGCTGCAGCTTCACGAGCGCCGCGATCGGTCGGGTTGGCCAGATAGTTAATGGCACGCATAAAGGAGAAACTGCGGCTCTCCTTTTCAGTCATGCCGATGTCGGCGGCGCTCATGGTCACAGGCTCCTGTTTAATGTCAAGTTTATCTAGAACAGCAGCACGAGCTTCATCGATTGAACGATTCGACTCGACCAGCTGGCGGCCGAGGTCGGCCATACCGTGCTTGTCGCACAGTGCAGAGATGCCAGCGATGCGGGAGCGTTCAGCCTCAGCGGCTTCGGCCCGCACCACGGCCAGATCGGGTGTGGTGTTTTCCATTGAAGGAATGGGATCAGGTGTAGGTGCTGCCGAAGCAGCGGGTTTGTCGCTTTCAAAAGATCGGCCAATCCCAACGCCGGGGTCAGCCGGCACTGAGACAACGCTGATCTCGTAAGGCGACCAGGCAGTGGCAACAAAATCACCACTGCCTCGCTCTTCCATTTTGTCAATGGAGTAGCCAAAGGATACGTTCCGAAGAACGCCATCCTTCACATCACTCAAGACTTCTTGAGCAAATGAGTTGCGGCTGAACCGCACGCGGGCATAACCGCGACGACGTTTGCCGTCGATGTAAGCCCGCTCAACCACCCCAATAACGCGGTCAGGGTTGTGATTGAACAACAGCGGAGCACCATCATTCAGCCGATTCAGATCAGCTGCTTGCATCTCATGGCTCAGGATCTCGTTGCCGAAATACCGAGCGACAGGAAACTCAGAGCTGAATGGAAACTCATACGTCCGATCCTCCACCTCGTCAAAGGTGGTCAGCTCAGCGCGTTGATAGTTGCCGGTCAAGCTCCGCTCAACTTCTGCTTCAGCAGGAGCCTCAACGGTTTTAGCGTCATCAAGATCCATCATGCTTCTGTCTTCTTGTTCTTGGATTCTATCGGTATCAATCGTTAGCATCTTGATCCTCCTCCTCGTCAACCAGAGCCATGGCTGGTGGCTCGGTGTCGGGGAATGGCGCCGTGGCACCCATCCCCATTGCAGCTTGGCTAGCGCCGCCTTCTGTGACCTCGCTTGGATCGGTGTCCAGCACGATGTTCATTTCATCGAGCATGGCTAGCTCGGCTTGCCGTGCCAGCAGCACGTTGTCCAGGTCGCCGCCCTGCTCCGCGATCACCTGACCCAATGTCTTGAAGCCGCACCGCACCGCCGTCTTGTATGCCTCAACCTCCTTCTGCGGATCCACCCACTCCCAGCTGCGTGGCACCCACCGGCTGGCGCGGTAGCGATCAGGGTTTGTCTCATATGCCGGCAGGCTCAACGCACCGCTCAACACCGCCATGTCCATCCACGCTGCAAAAACTTGCTGGTGGAAGTTTTCGATCATGTACCGCTGCAGCACCCGGTAGGTGTCCCGTTCTTCAAGCAAGCTCAACCGGCTGCTGCTGTAGTTGCTTTCTGAAAAGTTTTTGCTGATGCTTTCAAAGCTCACGCCAACACCGGCCGCTACAGCACGCAGCATTGACCGCGTGAATGGTTCCAGCTGACCGTCCGGGCTGTTCAGGTCCGGCACCGTAACGCTCTCGCCCGGCGCCAGATACTTGAACACACCAGGCGTGAACTCGCTTACCCGGTCGCCTTCGTAGATCTCATCCCCAACCAGCTCACCTTCTGGTGATTGGATAAACCCCATCAGTGCGCTGCTGGCCCGTGCGCGCACTACCTCGGCTTCCTCGTATCCGTGGAGCATGTGCAGCCGCATCAGCGCCGATGCAAACCACGTCACGCCCCTGGTCTGCCCTGGCCGCTCCGGCAGGAACAAATGGATCACCTCATCAGCTGGCACCCGCAGCCGCCGGCCGTTGCTGCGCACGTTCCCCGCGTAGGCGTCCCCAGGATGGTTGGCGTAGAAGTGATACGCCTGCGGCCGCAGGTAGCCGTCAACCTCAATACCCATCCGCACCGTGTTGCCGTCCGCTGCTTGCGGCACGTCATCATCGATCAGGTAATCAGCCTCCAGCACTTGCAACGCAAACGGCACCCGGCTGTCGCCAAATGGTTGGCGAATCATCCGCACAAACACCTCGCCCGATTCAGCCAAGCTTCGGCTCAGCAGCCTCTCCATATCGTGGAAGCCCAGCAGCCCGCTCACATCACAGCGGGTCTTGTTGCCCCACTTCTCCCATGCCTCATGGATCTGCGCATTCATCCCTTCATCAAGCCGCCCGCCACGTTGCATCCGCACCTGTCCCTGATGCCTAATGCCCTGGCCGATCACGTTGTTCTGAATTGCCCGCAGCGCTTGCTTGGCGTAGTCGTTATCACGGCACAGCTGCCGCGCACGATTGCGCAATGCCTTAAAGCTTGATTTGATTTCGCTGTCGGCGCTGGTGCCACTTGTCACCCAGTCAGCCGTCAGCCGATTCATCCGCGCACCTTGATAAGCCCGCCGCTGCGGCCGTACCGGCTCAAAACCCATCGCCCGAAATAGCCGCGTCCGAATCCCCATCTCAGAACCTCACGAACAGATTATGGGGATTGCCCAGGCCGTTAGCCATCAGCTCTGCCATCTGCTCTCGTTTCACGTCCGACTTTAGTTTGCCTTCTAATGCCAGCAGATCAGCTAGCTCATACTTGGTCAGGCTCCGATTGCCGATTGTGTACTGCTTGACCACGCCGCCAGATACCAAGGCGCGGATTGCTGCCTGCACTGCATCTAGATCTTCCTGCGCTTGCGTGCGGCCATCAAATGCGTGTGGCTGGCCCGTGTAGCTCAACGCTGCCAGCACCGTCAGCTGACCAGCGCCCAGCGTCACTGTCTCGCTGCCGCTTGTCGCAACCGCCTGCCAAAACCAATCACCAGCATCAAAGTCAACGCTGGTCGCAGCACTCAGCGTAAACTCCCACCCTTGGCCATATGCAGTGCCCACCACCGTGGCGCCTTCGTGATTGGTGTTAGTGCGCAGGTAATAGGTCAGCGTCCAGGTTGCGCTATCAATTGCATTGCCCAGGTTGTCTGTTGCAGCATCATCACGCCACTTGAGCGTGTCGCCGGCTCTGATTTGCGCTGGGATCTTCACGGCTTTACCAGTTGCTCACGAATCCAGGTTGGGCCGGTGCGGCCTGTTGCTTCCTTGATCTTAGCGGTGCTTTCTCCCCACTCTCAAGCCGGTCACGCAGCTGCTGCCACATAGTCACACGGTTAAATTTGCGATAGCTCAGCTGCAATGCAGCAAATGCATAAACCGCACAATCCAATGCTTCGTTGCGATCGCCTGATTTTTTTACCCACTCACGCACTGGGAACCCTTTCAAATAGCGCAACGTTTGCTTTTCACTTGT